GGGGACGGGTTCAGATCCAAGTGAGGACGGACGTTGACATTGGTCTCCAGCGTTTAGACTTCCTTGGTAGAACCGCCCGTCTCCTATTTGAGGCTAAGACAATCTCTGGAGTCATGCTCCATGACGGAACATTTGTGGAGCAGGGACGAGTTGGAGAGCACTACGGAGGAGAGGTCTCAGTGGAGTTCTCCTATGACGAAATAAAGTAGGAGGCAATTTTCATGGCTGAGGTATCTACTAACAAGGTTGCCTTTCAAGTCTGCAAGGAGGCTAGCCTTGGAGTCTTGCCAGGTACACCACAGTGGAAAAAGTTGCAGCCTAACTCCATTGGGACATTTGGCGCAACTATCACCACTGTCTCCAGAAACCCCATTTCTGCTGAAAGGCAGGAGCAGAAAGGAACAATCACTGACCTAGACAGTGCTGTGGACTTTGAGCATGACCTTACTGGTGAGGTTATTCATGACTTCATTGAGGGTTTCTGCTTTGCAACTGCCACAGGTGGTGCTGTCTTTGGTGACTATGAGGGTTCCAATACAATCACTGGTGTGGACGGAACAGCTGAGGAGTATGACGTTGGTGCTGGTGGAGCACTGGCTGAGAATACCCTCATTTTTGCTCGTGGGTTCACCAACAGTGAAAACAATGGACTCAAGGAGGTAGCAACAGGCTCAGGAGCCACAGCTATTGCTGTGGAGGAGGACTTGGTTGACGAGGTAGCACCTCCCAAAGAAGCAAGGATTGAGGTCTGTGGGTTCAGGACCATTGCTGGTGACCTGGACGTGACTGCTGTTGGAGCAACACAGGTGACCCTTACCTTGACTGAGGACTTGACTGGGATTCTTACTCCTGGTCAGCAGCTCTACTTTGGTGGAGCACTTGCAATCAACCAGTTCTCCAATGCTGAAAACTCTGGTTATGCTCGTCTGGTGTCTATCACTGCAACCACAATGGTGATTGACAAAACCAGCCAGACGTGGGTGACGGAGGCTAACACAACTCAGCTGGTGGACATTTACTTTGGTAGGTTCATTAGGAATGTTCCTGTCACTGATAGTGACTACCTGGAGCAGTCATTCCAGTTTGAGGCTACTTACCCTGACCTTGGTGGTGTGGGGACAGACCACTATGAGTATGCTAAGGGGAATATGTGTAACCAGCTCACGCTCAACCTTCCCCTGGCAGACAAGGCAACCATAGGCTTTGCTTTTGTTGGAACCGACACTGAACCCCCGTCAGCCACACGTGACACAGAGGCTCCTAATGCAATGGACCTGATTCAGACCACTGCATTCAATACCTCTGCTGACATTGGTAGGCTGAGAATCACTGAGATTGATGAGGATGGACTGTCTACTTGTTTCAAGACTTGCAACCTCACAATCAACAACAATGTCTCTCCTGAGAAATGTATTGGGACCTTGGGAGCTAGCTTCATGAACATTGGGAACCTGAATGTCACAATTGACGCTCAGATTCTCTTTGCTAACTCTGCTGTTCCTGCTGCTATCAGGAACAACACCACGGTTACAATGGAGTTTGGTCTCAGGAATGAGGATCAGGGGATTTGGTTTGACTTCCCAGCTGTCCTGCTGGGTGACGGAGCCAAGGAGTTCCCTGAGAACGAGACGGTTAGGATCAATACTCCTGCAACGGCAGTCAAGGACGATACCTTAGGGACGTCCATTGGAATCTCACTGTTCCCCTACCTGCCTAGCAGCTAGGAGCCAGTGGGAATAACAGAGGGGACCCGTTCCCTCAAACAAGGAGACCACCAGAATGACTGATTTTGGACACCTCAACTCCTATGACATTTCACAGGAGTCAACAGCTGAGTTCACCCTTCACATGATTGAGCAGGACCCTGAGCCTGTCCTGATTGTGGCTCCTGCCAACAGGAGCAACCGTCCCTATTTCAATGCTCTGTTGAATCGGAGTAAGAAATACGCCAGAGCGTTAGCTGCTGGCAACATTACAGCCAAGCTGGCTGACGATGTTAGGGACGTTCACAAGGAGCTTTTCCCCAAGTTTGTTCTCCGTGGCTGGAAGCACGTCAAGGACGCTCAGGGGAATGACGTTGAGTTCACGGAGGCTCACTGTGAGCAGTTCCTCCAGGCTCTACCTGACTGGATTTTCGGAGAGCTGAGGGACTTCTGTGAGCAGCCTCTCAACTTTGTGGAGGGTCCTCTGGCTGACCCTGACGAGGTGTCTGAAAATTTGCCCAGCAGCTCAGGTGGGTCCTAGACTGGGAGGACAATGGTTGGGTTGCAGAGGTCATGGAGGCACGAGGTCAACCAATCCCCAAGTTCCTTGTGCCTCCTCCCCTCGTGACACCTGAGGACCAGTTCTACCTGAGCGGTTTCTGGGAGCTTTCAACCTGTAGGCAGTTTGGTTTTGGGATAGGTCCTATCCCTTGGGGAGAGGTTATAAGGTTTGCTCAGTTTGCAGGTTTGGACGATCACTTGACAGGTGTGTTCCTCAGGACCATTAGGGCAATGGATACAGTCTACATGGAGTGGTGGTCCAAAAAGAACAAGTCCAAAGAGGGTAGTGGTAACAAGGGACCAGGCAAAGGGAAATAGCCTTGGCTGACTTCATAATCAGAGTAAAGGTTGACCCTCGTGGTGCTGCTGCTGGTGGCAAAAAGGTTGAGGGTAGTCTTGACCGTGTGAAAAAGGCAGGGAGGGAGGTTGGGAAAGTCCTCCAGCAGGCTTTTGGTATTCTGGCTGTGGGAGCTGGTGTAGGCTTTGGGGTCAAGATTCTTGCTGAGTTCTCACAGGAAATGTCAACGGTTAAAGCTATCACTGGAGCAACTGGGACAGAGTTTGAGGACCTGAGGAACAAGGCAAAGGAGCTAGGAGCAACTACCAGGTTCTCAGCTTCTCAGGCTGCACAGGGAATGAAGTTCCTAGCACGTGCAGGGTTTGACGCTCGTGAGAGTGTAGAGGCTGTTGGTGGGACCCTCAAGCTGGCTCAAGCTGGAGCCTTGGACCTTGGGACTGCTGCTGATATTGCCTCCAATGTTCTCACTGGGTTCAGGCTAGAGACCTCTGAGACCGAACGTGTGGTGGACGTCCTAGCCAAAACCGCTAACTCTGCTAACACTGACGTGAGGCAGCTAGGAGACGGAATGAAACTGGTTGCTCCTGTGGCAGCTGGTTTGAAAATCTCCCTAGAGGAAACAGCAGCAGCAATAGGAACCCTCTCTGACGCTGGTCTACAGGGAACCCTAGCTGGAACAGGTCTCAGGAGAGTTCTGTCTGAGCTGGAGGCTCCCTCCACTGCTACAGCTGACCGTCTCCGTGAAATGGGAATCCAGCTTGAGGAGGTCAGACCCTCAAGTGTGGGTCTCACTGGTGCTCTCCAGAGACTCAAGGAGGCAGGTGTTGACACTGGTCTAGCACTGGAGCTGTTTGGTGACAGGGGTGGTCCAGCCTCAGAAGTCCTCAAGGAAATGATACCACGAGTCTCCCAATTGACAGCTGCTTTGAATAACGCTACTGGGACAGCTGACCAAATTTCTGAGGTCATGGACCAGAACCTCAACGGAGCTTTGCTTGCCGTCAAGTCTGCCTTTGAGGCTGTGATTCTAGCCTTTGGTGAAATGGGTTCAGAGTCAGCCTTGACCCAATTCCTACTTAACCTGGCTAAGACTCTCCGTTGGGTTGCTGAGAACATGGACACCTTAGCTACTGCAACCAAGGTGCTAGGTGTATCACTTGCTATCACGTTTGCTCCCAACCTCCTTGTTACAGCAGTAACACTCTTGCAAAAGCTCCAGGTTGCTTTGGTTGGTGCTACAGCTAAAATGATTGCCTTTAGCACTGCTCAAAAAGCTATGAGTGTTGGTTCCATTCAGCTCGTTGGGTCTATGTCAGCTCTCAAGGTTGTGGTTGGAAAGGTTGGTTTAGCTTTCAAATCCTTGTGGGCAATCATAGCAACCAACCCACTCCTAGCTCTGGGAGCTGTTGCTATTGGTGGGACCATTGCTGCAATGGATCATTTCAACCGGAAACTTGATGAGGCTATCTCTCAAACTGAGAGACTACAGAAAGCAGCAATTAGACATAGACAAGCAATGGTCAAGGAGATTCAGGAGAGGAACAGGAATACCAAGAACCTTGAGGCTTTTATACAGAGTCTAGTCAAGGAGAACCAGCTGAGGACTCTCTCCACGGAGGCACGGAGGGAGGAGGAAGCAATCAACAAGGCTTTAGGGATTGCCCAACGTGCTTTGACTGAGGACGAGAAAAATGCAATCATAGCTCAGGTGAGGAAACAGTCAGCCATTGAGGCTGCTAATGCTGAGCTGAAAGCTGAACAGGAATTACTTAAGGAAATCATTGGTCCCCAGCAGGAGTATGAGAGTACCCTCAGACGTTTGGACTCCCTGCTGGAGAAAAAACTAATCACTGACGAGCAACATGCACTAGCACTCAAGGAAATCAATGAGGCTTATGGTGAGGTCTCTGGTGAGGCTATCCAGGACTATATTCAAAGTCTCAGGAATGAGAATGCACTCCTCCAGCTAAACGCTAAGGAACAAGAGGTCAGGAGAGCACTCCTGGACGCTACTGCTCAGGCAGAGGGTGAGCTGAGTGAGGAACAGAGAAAACTCATTGAGGGACTGGTTAGAGAACAACAGGCAATCAAAGCCTCTAATGATGAGACTGAACGTCTCAAGAATCTCCTAGAGGAAATCAGGGGACCACAGGAGGAGTGGACGCAACGTGAGGCAGACCTAACCCTACTGAGGGACCAAGGTAAGATCAGCCTACAGCAGTACAATGAGGAAATGGAAAAGCTCAAACTCCTCCAGTTGGAAATGGGAGAGGACTCTGCTAGTGGGTTTACTCGTGGTCTCATGAAAATCAAGGACTCACTGACAGACGTTGCTGGTGCTGCTGAGAATCTAGTTGTCAATGGGTTCAGGAATGCTGAGGACGCTTTGGTGAGCTTTGTCACTACAGGCAAGGCTGACTTTAAGGGTCTGGTTGACAGTATGCTAGCAGACCTCACGAGGCTCCTGGTCCGTCAGGCTCTCCTTGCTCTCATCCCTGGTGGTGGAGCCATTGCTGCTGGTGGAGGAGCTGGTGGTGGAGGTCTAGGAGGGGTTGCCCTAGGTGGTTTCCAGCATGGGGGAGCATTCACGGTTCCTGGTCATGGTGGTCCTGACAGCCAGACCGTTGCTTTCCGTGCTACTCCTGGTGAACGGGTCACGGTTCAGACTCCTCAGCAGGCAGCTCCAGTGGTCAATACCAAGGTCCCTCTCAAGATCGTTAACCAGGTTGACAGGAGTCTCACGTTAGACCACATGCAGAGTGACGAGGGTGAGGAAGTTTTCATGAATTTCATTAGGAACAACCCCTCTGCAATAAACCGTCTCCTTGGAGGAGGGTAGCCAATGGCTCTCACTACGGGAACAGCCTCCCACCAGAATGACCTCCTAGCTGACCTGAGGACTTGGTTGGTTGGGACAGTGGGCTGGACTGAGCTGGAATACACAGCAGGGTCTCTGGCTACTGACGTTGCTACCCTCTCTGTGGAGGGACCTGGTGGTGGTGTGAATCGTCGGGTCTATATCAACATTGAGACTGGCAATGACGTTGGTTCAAGTCTCTACTATTGGAAAATCATGGGAGCAACTGGTTGGGACAGTGGAGTGGGTCATGACTCCCAACCTGGAGCTGGTGGGACTTGCTACTACAACCTCTGGCAAAACTCAATTGACTATCGTTTCTATGCCAATGACAGACGGTTTATTATCGGGTCATTGGTGTCCTCTAGTTCAATGACTATGTACGCTGGGTTTTTCCTCCCATTTGCTTTGCCTAGTGAGTATCCATTCCCACTGGCTTGCATTGCTAGTTATCCTGAACCAGCTCTCTATAGTTTGGCTAACGCCAGAAACTCAGCCATTGACAACCCTGGTTCTGACGGAGCTGCATGGTACAGGAGACGGTCAACAGAGGAGTGGGTCCAGCTGGCAAACCAGGACAACTCAACCTCAGCTTGGGACACTGAGACTGGGGAGCGTGCTTTTGTCTGGCCAAAGGTAACCGGCAGAGCAGAGGGAACATTCCAGTCTGGAGCAAACTACTGGTCAAGCTCTGGGTTCTATGTGCTCAAGCCAAATGCTAATAATGAATTCCCACTGATCCAGGCTCACATATTTGACGGGGAAGCTGGTCAGGTGGTTGGTGCTCTGGAGGGTGTGTACTCAACTGGTGGTCTCAATCGTTCTCATGGTCAGCTAGTCAGCCTTGGTGGTAGAGACTTCCGTCTGTTGCAACGTGCTCACAGAGACGGTCCTGCTGACTTCCTAGCAGTGGAGGAAATCTAATGGCATACCAGGCAACTACAGCAACAGACTGGGACGATCTACTCAATAAGCTAGGTTTGTTTGCTGCAACTGCTGGCTGGACTGTTGTCTACAACCAGACTGGTCAGCTTGCCATTGAGAAAGGCAATTGTCATATTGCTATAGGGACCAAGAGTGGTGAGAATCCTGTCTCCCGTCCTGGAGGCTACCAGGATGGAATAATTAACGCTGCTCTCTCCACGTCCCTGAATTCTGGTCCCCCATACCAATACTGGGGTCACCCTGGTTCCTTGGTCACCACTGAGGCTGACGGTGATAGGTGTGTGTGGAATGACATAAATGGAGACACCCAGACTAATGTCTGGTTTTTCTCTGCTGCTGCTGGTGAACCTGACTACATTCACTGTGTGGTCCAGTGTGACGGTGATAGATATACTCATTTCAATTTTGGTAATGTTGACCCTGTTGGAATGACTCACGCTAATGTTGCTTTCTGCTTTGGTCTCCAGTGGTACTGGTGGAACGTCCTGAGCCAGTCAAATAACATGGAGTATAACCAGAACAGGAACCCTATGGTTGCTGACGATGTTGGTGGACATATCTATGTCCCTGGTAGCGTCCTCCCTGTGGGTTACCCTGCTGCTGGTGTGTATAAGGTTATAGACTACAAGACTGGTGTTATGCAGATGTTCAATGAGGAGGCTGACTATTGGACTGCCTCTCCAGGTTTTATCCTTGACCTATTCCTACCATTCCACAATCAGCTTGTTACAGGTGGGACTCACCTAATGGGAATCCCAATGTTTTTCCAGGAGACCACTGGTGGAGTCTCACATTGTTGTCTAGGTGTTATTCCTGGAGTAGCAGTTGCCAACATTGAGAACCACGTTCCAGCAACGGAGCTGCAATACTCAGGTGACACTTGGATGATTTTCCCTTGGAAACGTAAAGGTCTACTGGCAAACCTCACAGGTGGTGCTGACCCTCAGCCTGAGTGCAACACTGCCTATTTTGCTTATGCCTATAAGAAAAACGTCTAGGAGGTTGAGACGTTGGCTGAGGAAGTGGAGACCAAGGTGGGAGGCTAGGACCGTGGCTATTGACGTTTGCATAGTACATGCTGGACTCCTCCCCTACCCTGACTGCAACACAGCTCTTGTGGGCAGACGGATTGCTGGGGAGATTAGGAGGTTTGCTGAGTTCCTAGAGACTCCAGGCAACGTGACACTGGTTGACCGGGAGGACTTCCAGGAACATATCCCAGGGGATGACGAGAACGTGACCTATTTCCTGGTTCAAAAAATGGGGGGTAACGGGAGAGCCTATGGGTTAGCACTCCTCATGAGACGTGCTTGTGATGACTCTGGGTTTGATGATAAAAAGTAGGTGACCAGGTGAGTAGCACTAATAAATATCTACCAAACTGGTCAGCAGACGGGGGAGGAGTCAAGCAGTGGTTTCTCCAACCCACAGGTGCTCATTCTATTGCTTGGCAGAGAATAGACGAGGGAGTTCTCACTCCTAATGACCTGGACTATATCTACTGTCTAGGCAATGACGCCAGGATTGAGCTAGAGTTTGACTGGACTGGTCTCACCACCAACATTCAAGAGGTCTATGAATTCATTGTGGACCTACGTTACCAGGGTCAGGTTGGTGCTCTACAGCCTTACATGAAATTTGAGCTGTGGACTGACTACCCTACACCCCTAGCCAGAAAGGTTGATGAGGTAAACTTTGGCACTAACACTGGACCTGGAGCTTTCAATGCTAGTGTGAGTATAGCTGGAATCTCAATGACTTATAATGAGCTAGCTGCTGCACACTTGAAAATCTTTGCTCTTGGTTCCACGTCACCTCCTGACCCACCACCACCACACAGGACATGAGGGGGGTGAACCTTGGCTGATTTTCTACAGATCATATATGAGATTGAGGTCTGGGCAAACTATACACCTATCACTGGTGGTCCTACCCTCTACTCTGACCTCCTGTTAGAGTACAGGTTAGGAACCACATTCAGTGACAATGACACCAGGTTCAAATGGATTCAGCCTACTACTGGTCCTCCCCCAGCTCCTACAACAGGACCAGACAACTATATCACAGCTGGTGAAGTTCCCAACGAGTTCATTGGTGCTGCCTCTGGTGCTCATCCTGGTTTCACTCCCACTGCTGCTCCTACTGCTGGTGTTGGTGAGTGGTTGTTCAACTATGGGGAAATTTATTTCAGGATTTGGGTTGTAGATAGATACATGAACCCCCAGAACCCTGAGAGATATGTGGACATGCCTTTTATTATTTGGAATGCCTACACTATCTCCAACACCCTATTGAATATCACTGGCAGTGGCCAGACTGGTTTGACACTGGACCTCACCCCTCCCTCTGAGTTCTATCCTGTGGAGGAACGGACGGTCAACCTACAGATCACTGACACTGCTCCTAACAGTATCTATGCTGTATTCTATTTCAACTTTGACAGTGGTGTTGGTGAGCTGATCTTTGAGACCATTGTTCTCAGCTGGCTCAAACATATTCCAGAAATCCCTGTCCAAGAGATATGGGAGTTCTTAACTGACATTCACATTGCTCATGAGGGTGACGAGCAGAGAATACAGGTAAGAGGTCAACCAAGAATCCACATTGATGAGGGTTGGTTGCTGGAGGACGGTGACAGGAGAGCTGAGGAGTACCAGAGAATTTACAATAAGTCTAGGTCCTCCCTGGTTCTCCCGTTCTACCAGTATTCAACCAGGGTAACTCAGGACAGCTCACCTCCAAGTGATAGGGTCTACTTTGATCCTGACCAAACTGACATGAGAGCTGGTGAGTTGATGGTTGTTTTCCGTCCCTCCACAGAGGAGAGTTATCTCCTTGGGATTGATACAAT